TTTCTTGGAAATTCTTTTATGAAAGTTATTGAACCTATGGATGATTTTTTCTTAGCCATTCTACGTCGTAATCATCTAGTTTTAAATATTTAATTGAACCATTTACATATTGTCTTGTATCTTCACCACAGTTTGTGCATCTAAAATAATCACTTACGATTGCAACTAAAATTGCATCTTCCTCACAGTGTGGACAAATACCTGCAACTGTTTCAATGTTACCTAATTTAATTAAATGTAATTTATCTTTCACCACGGTTTATATTTCACCTTACCATCTTCTCGATAAGCAATCAATGATTGCTTACGATTTAAATCTGATGAATAACTGCAATGGACCCACCCGGACGATGGTTCTCCTTCCTTGTAGAACTCAAGAATAATCTGGTCCCAAATAAGGTTATCTCTAATCCATTGTGCTAATTCTTTATTATCTACTCCTGGTATTTCAAAGTCAGCTGCTGCTGAATTATTATCTGCGCAATGTTGACTGTTAATACTAGAACCTATTTCAATATTTAATTCTGCACAACGAAATCCGCTACGAATGATTAAAGGTTTGTCAAACTCACTACGTACTGGTTGTAAAATATTTACAGCTAGTGCTTTTAAATTGTCTATTTGTTTTGGAGAAGGATTATTATTAATGCCTTTCCTCTCCGCTATATCGGACTTAGTCATTTCGTCCAATGTTATATTGGCTGTAAGTTTCATTTTATAATATTTGTTCGAATGGATTTAACTTTATTAATTTTCCTGGACATTTACAATAGTTAAAAACCTTACAAATTTTACACCAAATTTTAGTCATATTATTTCTTTTGACCAAAATATATTAATAATACAATGATTACAATGGCTAACGCTAACATTATTTCATTATTAATTTTTTAACTGTTAAAGTGCCATCTGAATTAACATCTATTTCAGCGTCTGTTTCTACACATTGAAAACTTTTATTAACCATACTCATATTACGAGTAATTAATCTTTTATGTTTTAAACAATCAGATAATGAATCTTGAATTCTATGTTCCACCAAATTATCATTCATAAAGAATAATAACACTACTACTGTTTGAATCATACAAATCTGCCCTTGTTAGGACCTTTTTTAATCATATACTTAGATGTACCATTAGCACCTATTTCTACTTCTTTACGAAGCATTTGAAAAAACTTCATTTCTTTTTTTGAATCTGAAGATTCTTGTGCATATTTAATACTTTTGTATTGATTTATTTTATCTCTATCAGCCATTACTTCATCCTCCAATATTCAGTTATTTGTTTCCATTCACACTCGAAATCTTCACAAGTATAATCATACTCTTGAAAGGTTCCTGCATTAATGCCCGTTTCCATTCCCATTACTAAATTTAATATCTCTTGTTGCGTCTTTAAGTTTTTCAACATCTTTTTTTAATTTTTCTATTTCCTCTTCCATCATTTTGATCATTACACCGGTATGTAAATTTTCATCTAATAACGTTTGATGCTTTTCTATTTGTTTTGATGTCCATTCAAGAAGCATAAATTGCTCCTGGTCAATAGGCTTCTGGACGCTCGCCTCTAGTAAATCTTTTTCAAATAGCTGGTCCCTTGTCTCTAGTTTATTGAGTCTTTCAATTACCCCAAAGGCAAACCACGCGGCAACTGCTACGGCACCTATAATAGATAAAAGGTTTCTAAGTGGCAAAGCCACGTTAGTTTCATCGTTTATTTTCATAAACTCTATTTAATACTTATTGTTTATAGGATCAATTACTCTTTTTTCTCTATTTCATAGAACATTTTGTCAGAATCTTCCGTAACCCATTCCGAACCTTCAACGTCCCAGTAAGTAGTTTGGACCTTATAATCTGGCCAATCGGACTCAGTAGTGTAATTATTAACATTCCACAGAATGCGATTATTAGGCTGAGCTGCATAATTACCGTTAGCAAGAGCCAATATATGCGCACACTTATGTTCTTGAGGAATTTCAGAATGTTCGGTATTGAGAATATTAGTTTCAGGATGCGCCCAGTCAACAGTAAAGAGATATTCTCCTTTATAAAATTTTTTATCTTTGCCACGATATTTTCCTTCTACACCAGCCAACCAATCAAAGATATGAACGCTAGGCCAATAACTAAAACAATTCCACAATTGTAATTCGTCGACTTGCATATCTGGCACTTGTTCTCTAGAAAAACGTTTTTGGAAAAACGCTGAGATAGGCAACCGATAATAGATGGCACCATTTGGCAACATAATGTGAAATAAGATAGCACGACCTGAAATAGAGCTAAGACCGAAGATAACACATTCACGCTCGCCTCTTTTAGTGCTGTCCAAGTCATAGAGATACTCGGTCCTAATCTTACAATAAATTGGTGGTATGTTAGCGTTAAGGTATGCCATATTTTATCCATAAATATCTCCCCAAGAATTACCTGATTCATAATCAACTTTATTTGGGACTGCAAGTGTAACAGCATTTTCCATAATCTCAATGATTTTTTTAGCTTGTTCTTCTGATTCTACTGAAATGTCTAATTCATCGTGTATTTGTATGTGTGGTATTATGCCTTCATTATATAAATCTAACATTGCTTTCTTAGTCATATCAGCTGCTGATCCTTGTATTAATTTATTTAAAGCTTTGTATGTAAATGCTCTTTTAATTCTTCCTCTACCATAAGTTCTTTCAGCTTCTTCTAAAGTCATTGGAGTATGCATACCAAAAGTGTTTGGTTCCCATTTATCAAACCTACATCTACGTCCTAATAAAGTTCCAATTGATCCAGATAATTGTGCGTGCTGTGATGTTCTATTCATTAGTTCTCTAACAAAAGGTACATTTTCGTGGTACTGATTAAATAAATTTTCTGCTTCTGCTTTAGTTGATAAACCTAATTCAGCTTGTAATTTTGCTTTTCCCATTCCATAAAATAATCCTAAGTTAATTGTCTTAGCATTAGTTCTAGATATGCCTGCCATATCAGCTACTGTTTGGTGGAAATCTACTGAATTATCCTTGAATTTAGCCACAATTTGAGCAACAGAATCATCATACATTATTGGATCAGTTGTTGCCGCATAATGTACTACAAGTCTTGGTTCTTGTTGTGAGTAGTCAAAACAACCCCATTTATGATTTATTTCTGGAAGAAACAAACCTCTTATCATTGGTCCTAAATCTTTATTTCTTGCAGGAATTTGTTGCAAGTTAGGATTTGAATAACTAAATCTTCCTGTAACAGTTCCACCTTGATCAGATCGAATTGGATTTATGTCAGCGTGTATTCTTCCTTTGTGTTCGTGTCTTAATATGGTATCTATGAAAGTTGTGTGAGCTTTATTAATTTCTCTGGCCTTATCAATTTTTTGTACTAGAGGATGCTTATGCTGGGAGAGGAAATTTTTTGTAAATGATGGTGCATTTGACTTTAGAGTTCTTTCATAGTGTAAACCAAGTTTGTCAAAAACTTGCGCAATGGACCTTGCTGCCCAAATTTGTGTATCAACTCCTGTTTCTTTTTTTATTTCTAACAGTAGCTGTTTTTCTTGCTGTGTTAATTGGTCTTTCAGCAACTGTGCTTGCTCTACATCTACTCTCACTCCCTTAAATTTCATATCAATTAAACAAGGAAAGAGCTGAGTTTCTAAATCAAATACATTAGATAAGTTTTGTTTTTGTATCTCTCTTGATAATACTTTAAATAATTCTAATGTAAGTTCAGCATCTTTTTCTGCATAAGCTCCAACATACATCGCAGGTAGTTTATACATTTCTGATTTTGCATCTACACCTGCAGCTTCTGCTGCTTCTTTTAATCCTTTTTCATCTTTGACTTCTCTTAAATATTCAAACGCTATACTATTTAATGTGTATGATATTCTATTTTCATCAATCAATGATGACATAACCATTGTATCTACAATGAAACCATTTATCTCAATTCCATAAGCTCTTAACCAACACACATCATACATTGCATTATGAAATATTTTAGTGTTAGGTGCCTTACAAACTTCTTTTACATAATCTAATACTATTCTTTTATCTAAATTACCTTCTCTATGTCCTATTGGATAGTAACCTGACCAACCATCTACTGCAAATGCAACACCAATTATTTCTCCTTCACCAACAACTGCACCTGATCCTCTTGTTTTTAAGTTTGGATCTCTAGTTTCTAAGTCAATTGAAACATATTTATATTTAGATAAATCTGGAAAATGATCTGGACAAGTCCATTCTGTTTGTGCTGTAAACATATTTATAACCTTTCAAATAGTATATTCTCACCAGAAGAAGGTCTTCCAGGTTGAATTTGTTTTATTTCTTGTTGTTCAATTTTATAAGATAGATACTTAACGTAATCTGGTAAATAAACATCATCAATTAATAATCTACCACCTTTTGGTAAATATTTTAAAGACCAGTCTATGTCAAAATAGAAATTACCTATACCGTGACCACCATCAACGTGAATAAAATCTAAAGGCATTTGTGGTTTTTTACCTTTTAATATTTTTTGACTTGATGCACCATAAAAATTAAATCTATTACCATAATGATCTCTTAAAAATTTTGCACAAGGAACAGTATAAGGATGTTCACATATATCTATTGAAGTTAATACTATATCTGAATTAGCGGATAATATTATTGCTGAACTATGACCTGCATTAAAACCTATTTCTAATCCATATTTACAACCTTTTACTGCTTCTCTTAAATATTCTCTTTTCCAAGATCGTTCTTTTATAGGTATAGAATCTTTATTAATTTGTGTTTGATGAATGAAACAATAGTTTCCTTCTACTCCACCATTAACTATATTATTTAATTCAGAAATTATTTTTAATTCTTCATTACCCCAAGACTCCTCACATTGAGGAATGTTCTTAGGATAATAATCAAAATAATTTACTTGTTTAGGTTCTTTCATAATATAGCAATTATAAATTTTTGAAATGCAAAGAAGTATGCAAACGTAGCTAATACCAAAAATATTAAATCTGTTACTGCTTTTGGATTCATTACTTTTTGTCTTTCAATTTTTTTATTTCTAATTCACAATAGTGAATTATTTTTTCTATGTCTTCTATTCCATTTTTATTTTTATAGCGACACACATACTTAATAACATTACCTTGAAAGAAACTCAAGTCATTCTTAGAAATGAATTCATAAGGTTGAATGCAAAAAGTTTTATAATGTTTCCCGCCTACCTGCCTTTCTTGTGGAAAGACTTTTTCAAACATATTTTTATTCGTCATATTATTTCTTCTCCTATGTTATATTGATATTCATAACCTTGATTCATTATGAATAAGTTTTCTTTTGCTCTGGTTACACCAACAAAGAATAATCTATGTTCGGTGTCTTTATTTACTTGAGCTGCTTCGTAAATAATTCTTTCTAAATCAGTAAACAAAATTACATTTTCTGCTTCTTCTCCTTTTACAGAATGTATTGTAGATAATTTTATTCTTGCAGGTTTACTTAGATCCTCGCCGCTTGCTACTAGATCCTCGATGTAATCTCTTTGGTAATCTTTAAATCGTAATGCCTTCCAGTCTCCAGATGCAATTAAACCGTGGTCCATTCTTAATTCATCCATATCAATTGAATCTACGTTAACTAAGGACTTGCCACCGGAGAAACCATACTTAACATCACCTTTATCGTATTTTAAATATTCATAAATATTTTGTGCTTCTTCACCTGATATGTTTGCACCTTTGTTTAATCTATCCCAATCATTAATTGCTTTTATTACTTCTAAAGGTAATAAGTCATTGAATTTACAATCAAATCTATATCCAGTGCCTTGTAATATTGGCACTAAATTTTTCATTTGGTCATTGGTTCTAGTTAAAATCATCCATTGACCTTTAGAAAAATCAATATCTTCTAACTCTAAATTTTCTATTACATTACCTTCAGCTGCTCTTGGTTCCCAAGTTTTTATTCTTCTTTCATCAATGTTATCTAAAATAGATAATGCAACTTTATGTACTGCACGTGGTACTCTTCTAGATATAGTTTGATGGTCTGATACTCCTTCAAGATTAATAAATGTTTTAGGACTTGCACCTTGAAAACCATAAATAGCTTGATCATCATCCCCTGCAACAAAAGATCTTTTACACTTGGTTTCAAGATAAAAGAACATTTCCCATTGCAAGGGATTTAGATCCTGTGCTTCATCAAGAAAAACAACATCGAGGGATGGCGACAAGTCTTTCTCAACAAACTTAGAAATCATATCTGAGAATTCAAACATCGTATAATCTTTCTTATAATTAATAATGTCTTCATTTATTTGTTCTAACAAAGGTTCACTAATGTAATCAATTAAATCCAAGGCTATTGCAGAATCTTGCAAACTTGTTTTAGTACAACGAGAATATTCAATAATTTTCATATATTGATTTTTATATTCATAGTAACCGTTTTCTCTTTCTACAGTTTCAAAATGCATATCTGTGTGGCCATATTTATTTTTAAAAGCATTCCAATTATTATCTTTTAATAATTGTGTAGCTGTATCTATTCCTAATGTTTTTGTTCCCATTGAGTGCATAGTGCATATCCAATCAAATTCATATTTTGGAAATTCTTTTTTTATTCTATCTCTAGCTTCATCAGCTGCAGCATTACTAAAAGTTATGTAGGCAATTTTCTTTGGATCAGTTTTGTTTACAATTAATTCATTATATAAATGTTTGTGTATTAAAGTGTGTGTTTTACCTGTACCTGGTGGTCCTGCAATTACTGTTCTCATTATTCAAATGACGCTGGTTTTCTTTCTAATTTTTTAGGTGCATACTTTTGTACTTCAATGTGTTCGACAGTCCAAAGCTTAACACTCTTTCTTTCATTTTTAATTATTAAGTCTTTACTAACTTGTTCAAATTTAAATAATTGTTCTACTAATCTTATTGTTTTATTTTTTGAATAAGTTCT